ACTCCAGATGGCTGGAAGACGATGGGCGAACTGCTGGTTGGGGATCGCGTTTTCGATGAGAATGGTCAACCTTGCTCCGTAGTCGCTCTCAGCCCCATTGACGATACGGAGCAGTGCTACCGCATCACGTTTCGGGATGGAAGCGTCATCGATGCCGGTGAGCGTCATCTCTGGGATGTGGAGTACATTATCGGAAAGACACGCTCGAAACAACTGACGACCGGTGAATTGTACAGATGGACGATGCAGCATAGGGCACGCAGTCGAGGAAAACGGGAGGAAAAGCGTTCGATTGTCAGGATCCCTGTGGCGCGCCCGCTCGAGATACCTGAGCGTGAATTGCCCATTGATCCGTATGTGTATGGATATTGGCTCGGGAACGGAAATGCTGTCAAGCCGGAATTGACGATCCGCACCTGCGACGTCGAGCATATGGAAAGGAACATTCCCTACGAGATCAGCAGTTCCTGGTTCCAAAAGGGCGATGGCAGCAAGGTGCTTCGGATACCAGCACTAAGGCCACTATTGCTCCCAAGCTTCCGGGACAAAAAGATACAGCCTGAGTACCTCCGAGCGTCCATTGCACAGCGATGGGCGCTTTTGCAAGGACTGATCGATTCGGATGGTTCCATTGGGGAAAGAAAAGCACAGAGCAGCTACGTCAGCACGATTCGCCCATTGGCCGAATCCGTCCGGGAACTGCTCTGGAGCCTGGGGATCAAGAACGCCATGACGGAAGAACCCTCCAAACGTTACGGCGTTCCGACCGGCGAGACGCTGTATACGATTCGGTTCACGACATTCGAGGACCAGCCGACATCTAGGCTCAAACGCAAGTTCGATCGACGACGGGAGCGCGTAAAGGAAGCGCGCTCCTGTTTTCATTACATACGCGATATTGAGCCGCTCCCTTACCCCGTGAAGATGCGCTGCATCGAGGTGGACAGCCCATCCCATCAGTATCTGGCGGGAACGTCGATGGTACCCACGCACAACAGCGAACTCGGCGCGGCCATCGCACTCAACATGCTGGTTAACGACGACGAGTGGAAAGCGGAGGTGTATAGTTGTGCCGCCGATCGCCAACAGGCCGCGATCGTCTTTGACGTGGCGGTAGACCACGTAAAACAATCGCCCGCGCTTCTGAAGAGGATCAAGATCATCCCCTCCACCAAGAGGATGGTCTATATGCCCACGGGGAGCATCTATCAGGTGCTGTCCTCGGAGGTCGCGACCAAGCACGGCCTGAACGTCAGCGCCTGCATCTTCGACGAACTTCATTCGCAGCCGACGCGTGCGCTGTACGATGTCATGACCCAGGGGTCGGGTGACGCCCGAAAGCAGCCGCTATGGTTCTTCCTGACGACCGCGGGCACGGACCGGAACAGCATCTGCTGGGAAGTGCATCAGAAGGCACTCGACATCCTCGAGGGTAGGAAGGCAGACCCCCGGTTCTATCCGGTGATCTTCGGACTCCCGGATGACGCTGACTGGCAGGACGAGAAGAACTGGTACAAGGCGAACCCTTCGCTGGATCACACAATCACTATTGACAAAGTGCGCGACGCCTTCCGAAAAGCGCTGGAGACACCCGCCGACGAAAACATGTTCCGGCAGTTGCGTTTGAACCAATGGGTCAAGCAGTCGATTCGGTGGATGCCGATGGACCGCTGGGATGAGTGCGGGGGCGTGGTCGACGCATCGGCATTGGAGGGCCGCGCGTGTTATGCCGGTCTCGACCTCTCCTCCACATCCGACCTTACGACGCTGGTGCTGGTGTTCCCGCCAGAGGACGAGGGCGAGCCGTATACGGTACTACCGTTCTTCTGGTTGCCCGAGGAGACACTGTCGCTGCGCGTCCGGCGCGATCATGTGATGTACGACGTGTGGGAGCGGCAGGGATTCCTGAAGACCACCGAGGGCAATGTCGTGCACTACGGATTCATCGAGCAGTTCATCGTGCAGCTGGGCGAGCGGTTCAACATTCGCGAGATCGCATACGACCGCTGGAACGCTACGATGATGGTGCAGGTGCTGGAGGACGACGGCTTTACCATGGTCCCCTTCGGGCAGGGATTCAAAGATATGAGCCCCCCAACAAAAGAACTGATGCGGATCGTCCTGGAGCGAAACCTCAACCATGGTGGGCATCCGGTGTTGCGGTGGAACATGGACAACGTGTTCGTGCGCACGGACCCCGCGGGGAACCTCAAGATTGACAAGCAAAAGTCGACCGAGAAGGTGGACGGCGCTGTGGCGCTCGTGATGGCGCTCGACCGGACGCTAAAGAATCAGAATGGCGGCTCCGTTTATGATGAACGCGGGCTGCTTTTCATATAGGGGTGACTTCCATGCCAAGGAAACCGAAACGTCCATGCCGCCATCCTGGCTGTTCAAATCTGTCGGACGGCGTTTATTGTGAACAGCATCGTGGGCTCTACGCACGCGAAAGCGCGGCGTCCCGAGGCTACGATAGACGCTGGCAGGCTGCCCGAAAGCGTTTCCTGCGCGCGCACCCGCTTTGCGTGGAATGCCAGAGAGACGGCAGGCTGACCCCAGCAATCGTGGTCGACCACATCGTCCCGCACCGCGGTTATGATCAGCTGTTCTGGGACGAGACGAATTGGCAGCCCCTCTGCCAGTCTTGCCACAACAGAAAAACAGGAAGTGGCCTGTAATACGAGGTGAAAGATTGAATCTTTTGGGCATATTCAAGGCGAGAGACAAGCCCGGCAGGCGACATTTACCTCAAAACACTGTATCCGCCGCCCCGGCGTTCTACTTCGGCGCCAGCGGCGCGGGTAAATCCGTCACGGCGCGCTCGGCCGTGCAGGTGTCCACCGTATACGCCTGCGTCCGGGTGATCGCGGAAACCGTTGCGAGTCTGCCGCTCCATGTGTTCGAGAATACCACCGCTGGCAGCGTCAAGGCGATGAATCATCCCCTGTACCCTGTGCTGCACGACGAGCCGAACGCGGAGATGACGTCGTTCATCCTCAGGGAAACGATGCTCTCTCATCTGCTCCTATGGGGCAACTCCTACAGCCAGATCATCCGCAATGGACGCAACAATATCGTGGGAATCTACCCCCTGTTGCCGGATCGCATGGAAGTGGATCGCGACAGCGCCGGCACGCTCGTCTATACCTACACCACGACCGCCGGCAAGACGGTGAAACTGGCCCCTGAAGAAGTGCTGCATTTGCCCGGCCTCGGGTTTGATGGGATCATGGGCTACAGCCCCATCGCGCTCGAGCGCAATGCCATAGGGTTAGGGATCGCCGCCGAGGAATACGGGAGCCGGTTCTTCTCTAACGGCGCGACGCCTTCCGGGGTACTGACGCATCCGAACACCGTAAAGAATCCCAAGACTCTCCGGGAGAGTTGGAACGCTGCCTATGGTGGCTCCGCCAATGCGGGCAAGGTCGCGATCCTGGAAGAAGGCATGAAGTTCGAGCGGATCTCCATGCCGCACAACGAAGCGCAGTTCCTCGAAACGCGCAAGTTCCAGGTATCCGAGATCTGCAGGATATTCCGTGTACCGCCGCACCTGGTAGGCGATCTGGAGCACGCAACGTTCTCGAACATCGAGAACCAATCGATCTCGTTCGGCGTCCATACCATCCGCCCATGGCTGGTCAGGATCGAACAATCGATGAACCGGGCGCTCTTTTCCGTTAAGGAGAAGGAGCGCTTTTTCGTGCGGTTCAACATGGACGGGCTGCTCCGCGGTGCGTACAAGGAGCGCATGGAGGGCTATGCCATCGCCCGGCAGAACGGCTGGATGAGCGCGAACGACATCCGCGAGCTCGAGAACATGAACCCGATCCCCGACGCAGAGGGGGGCAACATTTTTATGTGCAACGGCAATATGATCCCACTCACGGAAGCGAGAAAGGAGGGACCCAATGAAAAATAAGTTCTGGAATTGGTCGAAGCCCGTAGCAAGCGACGCCGAGCGAACGCTGTATCTGGAAGGCGTCATTGCGGAAGAAAGCTGGTTCGACGATGACGTCACACCGGCGGCGTTCAAGGCGGAGTTGTTCTCCGGCTCGGGCCCGATCACCGTCCGTATCAACTCCCCGGGCGGTGACTGCATCGCGGCATCCCAGATCTATACCATGCTCATGGATTACCCGTCCGACGTCACGGTCAAGGTCGACGGGATCGCCGCCAGTGCGGCATCCGTGATCGCGATGGCGGGCACGAAGGTGCTCATGTCGCCGACGAGTCTTATGATGATCCACAATCCCCTGACGATCGCGATCGGCGACAGCGAGGAAATGCGCAAGGCCATTCAACTTCTGGACGAGGTCAAGGAATCCATCATCAACGCCTATGAGCTGAAAACCGGACTTTCGCGCACGCGCCTTAGCCATCTCATGGACGGCGAGACGTGGATGAATCCAAAGATGGCGCTAGAGCTCGGCTTTTGCGATGAGATCATGTATCAGCAGCAGGACGAAGGCGCCATCGGAATACCCGAGAACAGTTTTAGCTACTCCCGCCGGGCGGTCACAAACAGTCTGCTCGACAAGCTGAAAGCCCGAACCCCCAAACCCGACACCCGAGTGAAAGCGGCAGACCTTGAGCACAGGCTGTCGCTTTTGCATCATTAAGGAGGCAACGATATGAATCAGATACTTGCCCTGCGCGAAAAGCGCACGAAGCTGTGGGACGCCGCAAAGGCGTTCCTGGATACCAAGCGCGGCACCGACGGCATGATCTCCGCTGAGGACAACGCGACCTATGAAAAGATGGAAGCCGACGTGGTCAGCCTGGGTCGCGAGATCGACAGACTCGAGCGCCAGGCCGCCATCGACCGGGAGATGAACGCCCCGACCTCGAAGCCGCTGACCGGCACTCCGCTGTCCGATACCGGTAAGGTCAAGACCGGCAAGGCTAGCGACGAATACAGGAACGCCTTCTGGCGGGTCATGCGCGACAAGGCGGTGCCTTATGAAATCTCGAACACGCTCAAGATCGGCGAGGACGATCACGGCGGGTACCTGGCCCCCGACGAGTACGAGCGCATGCTGGTCGAGGCGCTCGAGGAACAGAACATCTTCCGTCAGCTGGCGCACAAAATCACCACGTCCTCGGGCGATCGGAAGATCCCCGTGGTCGCCTCCAAGGGCACCGCTGCGTGGATAGACGAGGAAGCGCAGTACCCCGAGAGCGACGACACCTTTGGGATGATCTCCATCGGCGCGTACAAGCTAGCCACCATGATCAAGGTGTCGGACGAGCTTCTGCACGACAGCGTGTTTGATGTCGCCAGCTACATCGCCAAGGAGTTCTCCCGCCGCATCGGTACCGCCGAGGAGGAAGCCTTCTTTATCGGCAACGGAACCGGCAAGCCGACCGGCATTCTGGCCGCTACGGGCGGGGCCGAGGTTGGCGTGACCGCGGCCAGCGCGACTGCCGTCACCTTCGATGACGTGATGGATCTGTTCTACTCGCTTCGCGCGCCGTACCGTCGGAGCTCCGTGTTCATCATGAACGACTCGACGGTAAAGGCGCTCCGGAAGCTCAAGAACGGCTCCGGAGACTACATCTGGCAGCCTTCCGTGACCGCGGGCACTCCGGACACCATTCTGAACCGTCCGGTGTACACGTCGTCTTTTGTGCCGGTGCTTGAGGGTGGAGCGAAGCCGATACTGTTCGGCGATCTGGGCTACTATTGGGTGGCGGACCGCGAAGGACGCACGTTCCAGCGGCTGAACGAGCTGTTCGCGCCGACGGGTCAGGTGGGATTCCTCGCCTCGCAGCGCGTGGACGGCAAGCTGATCCTACCGGAGGCTGTAAAGTGCCTAAAGATGAAGGCCGCCTAGTCGACTACGGGGACTGCCCTTATGGGCGGTCCCTCTTTTGAGAAAGGGGGAAAGATTTCATGAGCTTTGATACGACCCGCACGACGCGGAATTATCACGCGCATGGGGGAAACGAATGGGTCGTGGGCGGCAAGCTGACTGTCCTCGAAGGTGCGACAGTTGAGGGTCTGACGGCGACGGCGGCCGCTGCCAGCTCGGAAGCGCTTGGCGGCGTCAAGGCCGAGGCTAAGGGTGAAGGCGACACCGTGGAGGTGAAGATCGGGAGCGACAGTAAGCTGTACGTGCCTGCGTATCCCGAAGAATACGCGCTCCCGGAGGCTTCGGCGGACTCGCCCGGCGGGGTTCTCGCAGCAGACAACCAGGCAGACAGCGTCGCAACGACGATCGCGGAACTGAAGACCGACTTCAATGCCCTGCTCGCCAAGCTCAAGGCGTCCGGTGT